TTTGAGGTTATAGAATTTTTAATTAATACAATAAAGCCTCAGGAAAAATTAGACCATCATGCAGACCTAGGAGTGTTCTATGATGAGGTGCTTGTAAAAGTATACACACACAGAACAAACGATGTGACAGACTATGACTTCATGGTTGCTGTACAGATGGACATGGTCGCTAAGATGAAACATGGCGCCATCAATCCAAACTACGATCTCAACGCACTAGTCGATGAAGGCACTAGATGTTGGAAAGGCTACAAACGTAAAGGTTTCAAGACAATGTTTGGTAAGCGTGTACCTAATTGCGTAAAACGTGAAGGAAAATACATAGTCAGTGATGCATTTGGTGAGCAGATGTTTGAATCTACTGTTAAAGATGAAGCACTTGACTTCCTAAGGCAAAACTACCTTGACTTAAAGACCTGTGCGGTGCACGACAATGTGAACGAATCACATCATTCAGGACTAAGGGCTTGGTTCGGAAAAGGCAAGAAAGGCGGAGCCGGTGGTGGCGGTTGGGATAGATACAACACCAAAGGTGAGAGAATAGGAAAATGCGGTGGACGTAAAAAAGGAGAAGGCAAACCAAAATGCCTGTCCAAAGCCAGAGCGGCATCGTTACGTGCATCAGGTGGTAAGAAAGCGATAGCGGCCGCTGTGAGAAGAAAGAGAAGAAAAGACAAGAATCCAGAAAGACGTGGTAAAGCAATAAACGTCAGAAACAAAAAGAAAAAATAATTTGCAATTCTTAAACATCTGTTATATAATTGCTGTATAACAACAGGAGAAACAAATGGCAGTAAGAAACTTTAACGATGCAGAAAAGCAGAAATTAATCCAGATCATATCACAAGGATCACAGGTACTAGGTGAAGTAGAAGATTTAAAAGGTGGATTAAAGGATACAGTAAAAGCAATAGCAGAAGAATTAGAATTGAAACCAGCACTGATCAATAAAGCGATATCAGTTGCACACAAAGGCAACTACCAAAACATCGCTGACGAGATGGACACGTTAGAAAGTATACTGAACACAGCCGGTAAACTTTAATGTTTCAATTACTCAAAGAATTTTGGGTAACAAGTTACAAAACAGACAAACTTGCTTTTTACCTTGAAGTGTTTTCGGTAGCGGTAACAATAGCAGGATCCTATCTACTAACCTTTACCTCACCCGAACCAGATATGAAATGGATATTTCCATTGTATCTAATGGGCTCAAGCACACTTGCCGTGGCCGCATTCCGTAGGAGAATAATTTGGACTTGCGTATTGGCGTCATGGTTTACTATAATGAATGTGATAGGAAATTTTAGAGTATTTTTATGAGTTACATTGACGCACTTTACAAAAAAGATGAAGATAAGATATACGTTGTAGAACGTGATCCAAAGAAAGGTCGTGTCTTTGTCGAGTATGATGCAAGGTATGTTTTCTATTATCCAGACGCAAGGGGTAAACATAGGTCGATGACCGGTGAACCTCTACAGAGAGTAATTTGTCAAACAAATAAAGAATTCATTAAGGAGCAGAGGATTAGGTCCAACAAGCAACTTTATGAACAAGATATCAATCCTGTGTTCAGATGCTTAGAAGAAAACTATCTAGGCAAAGAGACACCAAAGTTGAACACAATGTTTTTTGATATCGAGGTTGACTTCGATCCGGATCGAGGTTATTCAACAACAGATGACCCGTTCATGCCCATAACTGCCATAAGTTGTTACATGAGCTGGACGGATCAACTGGTAACACTGGCGGTGCCTCCTAAAACAATCAGTATGAAGGACGCACAAGAGCTCACAAAAAGATTTGAAAATACCATGTTGTTCGAGAAAGAAAAGGACATGCTTGATGCATTTCTACAACTGGTCGAGGACGCAGACATACTGTCAGGCTGGAACAGTGAGGGATATGATATACCATACACTGTGGGCAGGATACAGAAAGTGCTGAGTGGTGATGACACAAGGCGACTTTGTTTCTGGGGAGAAAAACCAAAGAGAAGAGTGTTTGAAAAGTATGGCAGAGAGCAATTGAGTTTTGACCTTGTGGGCAGGGTGCATCTTGATCTGCTAGAACTATACAGGAAGTACACATATGAAGAACGACACAGTTTCAGGCTTGATGCTATAGGTGAACACGAACTAGGTGAGAAGAAAACAATTTACGAAGGGTCATTGGACAATCTATACAAAAATGACTTTGGACTGTTCATAGAATACAATAGACAAGATACTGCACTGCTGGCCAAACTTGAAAAGAAATTGAAATTTATAGAACTTGCCAATGAGATTGCACACCAAAACACTGTGTTACTGCAAACAACAATGGGTGCGGTTGCTGTAACCGAACAGGCCATTGTCAATGAAGCACACAGGCGTGGTATGATTGTTCCGGGCAGACGCTATAAGAAAGATGGTGAAGAGAATCAACCGGCGGCGGGTGCCTATGTGGCAACTCCTATTAAAGGCATACATGATTGGGTTGGTTCGATCGACATCAACTCTCTGTATCCAAGTGTGATTAGAGCATTAAACATGGGACCTGAAACAATAGTTGGTCAGATCAGACCCGTAATAACATCAGCGGAGATCAATAGAGCCAAACATGCGAAGAAGTCATTTGCGGCGGCATGGGATAGCCAGTTTGGTAGTTGGGAGTATCAGGCAGTTATGAATAAAGAAAAAGGAACTGAAATTATTGTGGACTGGGAGGACAAAACCAGTGTGCGTATGAGTGCGGCACAACTTTACGATATAGTTTTCGAAGGAAACAACAAATGGATGTTGAGTGCTAACGGCACGATATTCACATACGAGTATGAAGCAATCATTCCAGGACTTTTAAAAAGGTGGTATGCAGAACGACAGGAAATGCAACGTAAAATGCATGAGTGTGGGGATAACGAAATAGAAAGAGAATACTGGGACAAAAGACAACTTGTTAAAAAAATTAATTTAAACAGTTTATACGGTGCCATACTTAATCCAGGGTGCAGATTCTTTGACATCAGGATTGGACAATCGGTGACTTTATCTGGTAGATGCATTACAAAGCACATGGCAAGTAAGGTCAATGAGATTGTTGCTGGCAAATACGACCACAGAGGAGAAAGCGTGGTATATGGAGACACTGACTCTGTTTACTTTTCCGCATATAATACTCTTAAAAAAGAGATAGAGCAAGGTGTCATACCATGGACAAAAGACTCTGTTGTAGCCTTGTATGATAAAATATCTGATGAGGTCAATGGATCATTCAAAACATTTATGACAAAAGCATTTCATTGTCCAAGTACCAGAGGTGAAGTTATTGCCGCGGGTAGAGAGCTCGTGGGATCAAAAGGCTTGTTTATCACAAAGAAAAGATATGCACTGCTCTACTATGACAAAGAAGGTGAGAGGACAGACACGGCAGGAAAAGAAGGAAAAATGAAAGCGATGGGACTTGATTTAAAAAGGTCTGACACTCCTGTTTTCGTACAGGACTTCTTGAGTGATCTGTTGTATATGGTATTGACAGGTAAAAGCGAAACAGAAGTACTAGAAAAAATAAGCGAATTCAGAGCTGAATTCAAAGCACGACCAGGATGGGAAAAAGGATCTCCCAAGAGAGCAAACAACATGACCAAATATACAGCGGCCGAAGAAGCAAAAGGCAAAGCAAACATGCCGGGACACGTAAGGGCCAGCATGAACTGGAATAGATGCAGAGAAATGTATGGAGACAAATATTCATTGCCTATCACAGACGGTGCCAAAGTTATCGTATGTAAATTGAAAAACAATCCACTGGGCTATACAAGTATAGCATATCCTGTAGACGAAATGCGTATTCCGGAATGGTTCAAAGAACTGCCATTCGATGGTGACGCTATGGAAAGCACAATTCTTGATCAAAAGATTGACAACCTCATAGGTGTGCTGGGCTGGGACGTCCAAAGCACGGAGACCACAAATACATTTAATAAACTATTTGACTTTTAAATACAAATATGAGTTTGAAAGAAATTTACATCGAAAGTTTAAAATCACATGATTGGAATTATGAACGGCACGTGGATTCCAAATTTGACATAGGAGTTAAGCAGAAAGACAAAATTAGAAGCATAATCGCCGAAGCCTATGAATTAGGGAAGGATCCTGCTAAAATATTTTACAGTATTTGTCCGGAACACCTCTACAAAGCATCAGCAGATTATGGAATAAGGACACCGTGGGAGGAGTTGTTGCTAGATCAGGAGATCCAAAAAGAAGAAAATCAGAAGAAATTCAACGATGTTAAGTATTGAAGAAATTAAGTTATTAATAGAAAAACTTGAGAAGGCAAAGGAATCAGATTTACAACAGTTAATAGATACAAATCTAAAAATACTTAAAGATATTGAAACGGCTGTAGATGCAAACAATGAGGCTGTGATAGACAGGCTTGATAAAACGCCAGAGTGGTTCACGAAGGACATTGACGCTAAAAGAATCAAACCAGTTGTAAGTCCATGGTTATTTAGGTTGATACAGACAAAGATCTACCAGTTTGCCACAACCAGCGGACATTACAATAGTTTAGAGATAGGCCCTGGCACAGGAATGTTTTCAAGGGAATTTACAGCATGGCATTTGAACTACTTCGTGGATGTCAATACATGGGTGGAAAAGAGCATTAGAAAAAAATTTCCTAATAGGGCTCAAAAGAATTTGAAGTTCTATCTCACAGATCGAACCAGATGTGATGACATACCTACTAATAGTTGTAATTTTGTTTTTAGTTGGGACACCTTTGTGTTCTTAACCAAACCACACATTGAGGAGTATTTGCAAGACATCAAGAGAGTTTTAATAGACGGTGGCTATGCGTTTATACAATACGCAGACTGTCAAACAGAACCAGATCTGTCATATGCCCAAAGAGGTTATTGGAATTATAATACGAAATCAGGTATGAAAGAAATGCTCATGACTGCAGGATTTGAAATAGTGGAAATGAATCAATTCATGCTTGGAGCAAATTTTGTAATATTTCGCAAGCCTGGTAAACAAAATACCGTGCTATATGAAAAAAGTGAAATAGTACTAGACTAAGATCTAAATATACTATACAATAAAAACATTATGATAGACATCTTAAAAGACATCGTTAAACATACGCATGGACTGGGATTCTTGGATCTTGTTAAAATCACTGGCGACGACAAAGAGACAGTCATCGATTCAATGGCAGAAGACAGATCTGTGATCCTGCAAGGGTCTTTCCACAAACCACAAGCGGAAATGAATGGTACGTTTGGTATGCCACAGATGGGCAAACTAGACATACACTTGAAATGTCCGGAGTACAAGGAAAAGGCAAACATAACAGTGTTGTCCGGTGAAAGAAACGGTGCAACAGTTCCAACAGGAATCCATTTTGAGAATGAAAAGGGTGACTTTAAGAACGACTACAGGTTTATGAATGCTGAGATTATCAACGAGAAACTTAAGACTGTGAAGTTTAAGGGAGTTAAGTGGGACGTTGAAATCGAGCCAACCGTGGCAAGTGTGCAAAGATTTAACTTCCAAGCAACTGCAAACACAGAACACAATTCATTCGTTGTGAGAACAGAAGACGGAAACTTGATTTTCACTTTTGGTGATCAAGCATCGCATGGTGGTGAGTTTACATTTGCAACTGACGTTAAGGGCACACTTAACAAAGGTTGGAGTTGGCCTGTAGGACAGGTGTTACAAATACTTAAACTTTCAGACTCAGCAAAGGTCATGTTGCACTTCTCCAACGAAGGTGCAATGATGGTCAGCGTTGACTCAGGCTTAGGCAAGTATCAATACATCATACCAGCACAGGCGCAATAATGACGACAGATAACGGTAGGCAAGAACATCTCGGAGACTTGAGCAGAGACTTTGCTGTATTCTTGCCTGCTATATCAAATTTCTATAATACATTCATCAGCAAACAAAGGGTAACAGAAGGCAAACATATTCCTGCCGAAAGGATCCCCAAAACTTTTGAAAACGGCGTAGAATCGTTGAACTTTATTAATCCAGACAAAGGTATGTTTACCTATCCAACCGCACTCTATTCGGCAGGACATGCCTGCTTGGACATGGATAAGGTCAATGACAGAGACCATATGTTTGTAAACAGAGATAGGAAGTTTAGCACAATAGTCGGAGATTCCGGTGGATATCAGATCGGCAAGGGTGTCATAAAATTTGATTGGAAAGATTTCGAAGGAAACAAAGCC